GCAATAGAACCAACACCTTTTAAAGATGTACCAATGCCTGGTGATAAACTGGATTATGATACATTAAATATTTCTTTTTTAGTAGATGAAAATTTAGAAAACTATAGAGAAATACATGGATGGTTAACAGGTCTTGGATTTCCAAAAGACTATTCACAATATAGAAGTTTACAATCTGCTGGTTCTGATAGATATCCTACAACAACAAGTGAAAACTATTCAAGTGAATTAGGACAAGTTTCTAAAGGTACACCAGATGACGGTGGCTTATATTCAGATGCTACTTTATTTGTTTTAACAAGCAAAAATACTTCAAACATAGAAATACGTTTTAGAGATATATATCCAATTTCACTTTCAGGATTAGATTACAATCAACAAGCTACAGATGTGGATTACTTAACTGCTAGTGTTACATTTCAATATAAAATATATGAATTTGCTAACATAAGTGGTAGTGGTACAGTAGAAACTACTTCTTAATAGTTAACTAAATATTAAGAACAAATATAATGGAGTTATTATGACCTTTGATGAACTGCAGGAATTAGCCGAAAAAGACCTTAAACTTAATGATACTGAATTAGATTTAGAATCATTAAAAACACCACAGTTACATAACAAGTACTGTAAATTTCACAATCAATATATTAATCTATTAAAAAAGACTGAACAAGATAGAGATAGATTATTGGTAGAAAAATGGGAGTATTATACTGGTAAAGCGGATCCACAAGTATACCAAGAAAAACCTTTTAATATAAAGTTGCTTAAGCAAGATGTTGACAAGTATATTAAAGCTGATGCTGACTTAATTAAACTAGAACAAAAGGTAACTTACATACAAAGTGTGGTTGATTACTTAGATAAAACTATTCGTATCATTTCAAATCGTACATTTCAAATTAAAAATGCTATAGAGTGGAAAAAGTTTACTTCTGGTATTATCTAAAATGTTTACAATCGAATCACATAAAGTACATCCGTCGGTTATTTCCAAAAGTATTTGTAATGAAATAATTACAGTTGGTGAACAACAAGGTTTAATCAACGCAAAAATACAAGAGGGAAATCAAAACAATCGTAAATCAAATATATCTTGGATTAAAGATGAAAGTATTGAAAACATTTTATCAAGCACAATTGAAACTTGTAATAAAATTTGGAACTATAATCTTACAGAATATGAGCCATTTCAGTACACAGTTTATAAACAAAATGATTTCTACGATTGGCACATTGATACTCATAATAAACCTTATACAAATGGTTTCATTAGAAAATTAAGTTTTACTTTATTACTGAATGATAACTACGAAGGCGGTGAATTTGAAATATGTATTCCTTCTCCTAAAACAGACAAACAAAGATATATAAAAATAGATAATAAACAAATAGGAACTATGATTGTATTTCCTAGTTTTATTTGGCATAAAGTCAATCCTATTGTTAAAGGTATACGAAAATCTTTAGTAGGGTGGATTGTAGGAAAACCATTTGTTTAAACATGCAAAATATAATCGTAGATAAAATTAATGATGTTTACATTAAAATAGATGCTGATGCTTCTATTCGTAGAGAACTTTCAGATTACTTCTCTTTTGAAGTACCTGGTTATAAGTTTACACCACAGTTCCGTAATCGTGTATGGGATGGTAAAATACGATTATATTCATATGCAACAGGTCAAATGTATGTAGGATTGTATCCTTATCTAAAAGACTGGTGTAATAAGAAAAACATACACATAGTAGAATCTAGTACTATTTTAATACATAGGACACTCCCAGCCGCCGATATAGACGATATAATCAAAGAATACAGACTAACTATCAAACCAAGAGATTATCAAATAAACGCATTTAAATTTGCCTTAGAATATGAAAGAGGTCTTATATTATCACCTACAGCTTCAGGTAAGTCACTTATCATCTATATGTTAGTTAGACACTATCTTAATTCAATAAACAATAATGTTTTAATCATTGTGCCTACCACATCACTTGTTGAACAACTATACAAAGACTTTAAAGATTATGGTTACAATGTTGCAAAAAATGTAAGTAGAAAATATCACGGCTATGATATTGATGAAGATAAAAGAGTAGTCATCTCAACATGGCAATCATTATATAAAATGCCTAAAAAGTTTTTTGAAGACTATGGTGCAGTAATTGGTGATGAAGCTCATTTATTTAAGGCTGTATCATTAACAAAGATAATGACTAAACTTACAGATTGTAAATATCGAATAGGACTTACAGGTACTTTAGATGATAGTAAAACACACAAGTTAGTATTAACAGGCCTGTTTGGTATGGTCAATAAAGTTGTATCAACAAAACAACTTATAGATAAAAAACAATTAGCAAATTTAAAAGTAGTTTGTTTAAACTTAAAATATCCTGAAAGTGAATCTAAAAAGGTATATGGTGTAAAATACTTTGAAGAATTAGAATATCTTACTCAAAGTAAGGCTCGTAATAAATACATACGAAATCTAGCCTTGGCACTAAATGGCAACACTTTATGTTTGTTTCAGTTAGTAGAAAAACACGGTGAAATTTTATATAACTTAATCAAAGAAAAAGCAGATCCAAAACGAAAAATATTTTTTGTTTATGGTGGAACAGAAACAGATGATAGAGAAAAAATTAGAGCAATCACAGAAAAGTCGGATAACGCAATTATTGTCGCTTCTTTCGGGACGTTTAGCACTGGTATCAATATTCGTAATTTACACAATATTGTTTTTAGTAGCCCTAGTAAGAGCCCTATAAGAGTATTGCAAAGTATTGGTCGAGGACTAAGAGTTGGTGATAAGAAACAGTCAGCAACAGTCTATGATATATCTGATGATTTAACATATAAAGATAAGAAAAACTTTACCTTAACACACTTTCAGGAACGAGTAAACATCTATAATCGGGAGAGTTTTAACTATGAAATTCACACCGTTAATTTAGATAAATAATTATATGAAAACTTTAGACATTAAAAATGCTAAAATTATACGTCTAGTTTCTGGAGAAGAAATAGCTTGCAAACTAGATGATTCAAGTGCTGAAGAAGCCGTAAAAAAATCCCGTTTAATTAGACTAAAGGATCCTATGTTAATTAAATATGTTCCTCAGTTTACTGAAATGGGTATTACAGACTATATAGCTTTAGTACGTTGGGTAGGTTTTACTAGAGATAAAATTATAACTATTCCAATAGATAAAATTCTTACTATTTGTAATGCAACTCCAGAGTTTAATGAGAGATATACACAAATTGTAGGGAAACTAGCAAATGTCAAAGACAATCTTCCTTCCTATATAGAAAGAAATATGAATAAGGAAGAGTTGGATCAATCTAAAAGATATGATAATATAAATGAGGAGAAACTTGAAGAATTAAGCGATATGATAAACATGCCAAGCAAGAAAATACACTAGTTAGGTAGCTGGTTCTCGGTAACAACCCACATGGGTATTATAACAATGAATTTAAATTATGTCAAGCGACCATGAAAATTAGATTTTACAAAAGATTAGATGGCATGAGATGGTTAGGTTTTATACTTGCCATGATAGGTGCATATATACTTTCAAATGCAAATCCTGCTACACAATGGGTAGGATGGGCAATTGCAACAATATCTTGTAGTATATGGATATATATGGGTATAAAGGATAAAGACATACCTAGAGCATTAATGGAACTTATGTATTTACTGCTTGCATTAAGAGCCATTTATAATTGGTTAATATGACAAACCATTGACAAAAACAACTAAATGTAGTATTATATAATTATGACTAGAACAAGAAAAAAATCCGAACATTATGTAGATAACAAAAAGTTTCTACAGGCGATGATAGAATATAAGGACAAGTGTGATAAGGCCGAAAAAAGAAAAAGAAAAGCACCACCAGTTACAAATTATATTGGTGAATGTTTTTTAAAAATAGCAAATCACTTATCTTATAGACCTAATTTTATTAACTATACTTTTAGAGATGACATGATCTCAGATGGTATAGAAAATTGTTTACAATATCTTAAAAACTTTAATCCTAAAAAATCAAATAATCCATTTGCTTATTTTACACAAATCATTTATTATGCTTTTATAAGAAGAATACAGAAAGAAAAGAAACAAACAAACATCAAGTATAGAATGATTGAACAAGGAAATATAGATGAGTTTTCTGTATTGCCTGGTGATACAAATAGTGATTATAAAAATCAGTTTTTAGAATTTTTAAGAAAAAATAAACCATCAACTGAAGAACAACCAAAAGTTAATGAGATTAAAGTTAAAAAAAGAAAGAAAAGAACTTATAGCTCAGTATTAGATATATAATGAAAATTGCATTACTGAATGACACACACTTCGGTGTTCGTAATGATAGCGAAGCGTTTAGAAATTATCAACTAAGATTTTATAATGAAATCTTTTTTCCCTATTTACAAGAACACAATATAACAACATTGGTTCACTT